TAGGTCCTGAATATATAAAGGTCCATGTGTCTCCAGTAATTGTCTGATCTCCTACAAGATATGTAGTTGTTGTAAGACCATCTCCTGTAATATAATGAACCGCCGCTACCTCAATAGAATCATAGCTCTGATCTACATTAGATAGAGTAACTGTAATACTTTTAGAACTTGATTCAAAATCAGTCCCTCCTGATGCTACATCAAAGGCTCCGGTGATTCCATCATAATTAGTCAAAGAGCTATCGTCATAAATAGTGATAGGTCTGGTTCCTAGGAAGAAAGGAGTCTCCGCTCCTGTACCATTAGAGTAACGAAAGAACAGGCGAGTGGTTCCGATCGGATTATTACCTTCTCCTTCGTTGACTTCAATGCTATCTACGCTAGCCATCTCAAAAGAAGGGGCTAATGTCATTGTGTCACAATCCCACACTCCCGGAGAACTTTGATAATCATCGAGTCTATCCAGGTTAATATGTCTATCTACATTGTTTCCATCTATAAAATAGATGTTTTTCTCGCAGCCATTACGCATGCGAAACGTTCCTTTGATGGGGTAAGCTGTATCAAACCCCATACATGTGTTGTTAACTAGCGCAGTATAGTTGCAGTCTCTAGCTATACCAATCTCTGAATTAGTACCGTTGGTTGAGAATACTACAACCCCTCCATCGTCAACATTGATATGACCACATGGTTCATACCCGCTAGTTAGTGCGTAACATGTTTGAGTACCTGGCTCGTTAGACAAACCGTAACCACGCTCTTGATCAGGGTTAATAACCCCATTAATAATCATGGTAGCCATTGTCTCGTCTTGCGCCCAACTAGCTAAATCTGTGTTCAGATTATAAGGACGCTTAGCACTCTGTTTTGTTGTCGATTGATTTTCCATTATACTGGTATTCCATAGTTATCATTCCAATTGGTCGATCTAGTGACCATGTGGTGAAAACGGTGTCGGTAAGCTGAAATAGCTTTACTGTCTAGAGTTTTTAAATTGATTTTTCCTTTGATTTTCATAGCGAGTCTTTCCCATTCATTCAGATACATAAGTCTAATGTTCATCGCATTCTGCTCATGCAGATGCATTTTGGTTTCCCAAAGCTTGAACATGACATATGTAGCTAGTGCATTCTGCACATCAGAATCATCTAGGATTAGGAGATCGCCGTCTTCATCATACGGTTCAGATAGATATGCTATACATAAATACCCGCTTTCTACGCTGGTAATGATAGTTCCATCTTTCTGAATAGTATAAGTATCATCACATGTAGATTGAAGATTTGGGCACCAAGTACAATGTCTACCTCTTGTAAATATATCATCAATGGGTCTCAGAATTGTAAATCCTTGTTGCTGAAGGATGGCTTCCCATAATCCAGTGTACAAATTATAGTTGTTTACAATACCTTGAGATTGAATACGCTCGATATGTTCTTGGTTGTAAGTGTAGGTAGGATCGTTAATAGGGTTAAGAGTCAATGGATCTGTTTCCACTGTCTCTTCAAATCCTTGGACCTCATCGTCCGTTGGTTGATCCCACATATATGCTACGGCTTCAATTCGACGATAACCACTAGGCATTTTACCTTTGTAGTTCTCGATCTTAATCAAAGTAACCTTAGCATCATATGTTGCTGATTTAATACCAAGAGCAGTATCGTATGCTTGAGCAGCATATTCAATAGCTACGTCTTCCTCCCACTCCGATCTTGGAATTGTTATATAAGGTAACACAGACCTTATGCTAACATAGTTTTGTCTAATAGGAGTCATGTTATTATTTCGTAATTATAAATATTTGAAGGATTCTTTTTCAACATCTTAGCCAGCTCTTCCTTTCGTTTCCTAACAAATACAAACTTGTATAAGCTAAGATCTCTAGGAGATTTTGGTTTTCTCCATCGGGTCATTGCTCCCCAACCACGAGTATTAATATTCTTTACGTAGACTACTTTCTTATCGTCTGGATTGTTCTTATTCCACTCTCCATACAATTCTCTAGTCTGTTTAAAGTCCACAATCTTTCGTTTCACTTTCCATCTGTTGAATCCTATAGATCCAAGATATGGAATTTCTACCATCTTACCCTGAGTAATATCTTTCCAAGCTTCTTCGAATACATCTTTTATAACAGAGTTATATTGTTTGTAAGTAAGTGAAAGCTTCCCATCAGAGGCTTCTTCTTTCTTTACATAACCCTGACTTCCATATGTACCGTCTAAGTAACTATCAATATCTCTTGCTCTATATTTATATGTAGAGAAAGAATCCTTTATTGAGTATCTTTTTGAATTAATCTGAGAATCAGATTTGATTTTGTTTGTCGGTTGTTGAGTCGTTCTTTGTGTCATCCATCAAGTTTATTGATACGTTCAATTCTTTGTAGATCATATCTCGAACTGTAGGAAATATACTTTCTTCCATTGGAAACTCATCATTACGAATATCATAACAAGACTCGGTGTTTGTAGTACCGCAAGTAGTCCATTCGACTAAGTCTGTTGGATCACTAAGAGGTCCTTCAACAACAACATACTTTAGTATGTCATTACCATATATCTCTAAATAACCATTGGTCATTGTATAGGCCATTTTATTTTTTCTTGTCTTAGAATATTGCAGAGTCTTAAACTCTGTGTAATCTGAAACATAGCTTACCTGTTCCCCATTCATTAAACGAACTCGGAGTAAATCTTTGTTCCTGCCATGAATCGAAACTGGGAGTTTCTTCGTAGACCTAAGTACATTACAAGAAATATCCTTTGAGCAGTCGATACAATCAGAAGCGGATACGCATTCTAGTTCGACGCAGAATTTCTGATAATTAAATTTAGAGATTGGTTTGTGCTTTTCAGCACGCTGCTTAAGCAGAACAGCTCTAAATGATTTCACAAGCTCGTACAAGTACTGATCGCTATAGTGAGAATCATCTGTTCTTGACCTAAGGGTTTCTCTCAACTGAGAGATCATTTCATTAATAGTCATGATAACCAATCATATAACTCCTTATGCTCATGGTATTCTATGAGCGTAGAAGTGTGGTCTGGTGTTTTATATATTTTATATGTGTCTTCGAGATCAACATGAATAATCCAACGGTCTTCTACTGTTACTCCTTGAGCTTCTAACATCATCTGATAATAGCTAAGCTGTATCTCGTATTTGCTCATTGGACAATCAAGCATCTGCTCGAAAGGCATCTTCATTGTTTTGCCTTTGTAGTTCTTAAATAGATCTTTATTTGTTTTGTAATCTGCTATAACGTAGTTACCTGTCTCTGTGTTGCGAAGAATAATATCTGCTGTTCCAGCATAGCTGAACTCCTCATGATACATTCTTAACTCTAATGCGGCTATCTCATACTTAGGATCTAATTCATCCCAAAAAGCTAGTCCATTTTTCTTCATATAATCAAGGTCTTCATATACAGGTTTAATACCAACTTTAATGTATTTAGCATGCTGCTCTCCCCAATCATGGAACTCAGTTCCCTTGGTTGAGGCAACGTCTCCTGTCTTAGCCCACATTTTTAATACGTCCGCAGTCTTTAAACCATGCTTTCTGGCGTAGAGAGGTGCTATCTTTTTAGCATTAAAGGGCTCGTAAAATGTCTTTATCTTTTTAGAAACAGAAGGAAGTGTCTGTCCGTTTCTTGTGTACGTGTGAGTTGATTCGGTAAACTCTAAGTCGTTAAAGCACTCGTTTAAATTTAAAATATCCATAACAAAATATACGAAAAATCCAAATAAAATAAAAGCTGGCAGCTAAATGAAATCATCCAACCACCAGCCAAGAACCACTAACCACAAAATAATTCTAGTATCTTCCGTAATAATGGAAGAGTATAACTTTATCAGGATTAAGTTTTCTCTTAGAGTTATCATAAGCGCGCATATCTACATGCAAAGCCGTCTTCATAACTCCTACTGTTAATCCTAGTAATAGAGCTTCTCTAACGAAGATAGCTCTGTCAGAAGAATTGTCACAGATGAAATCTACTGCCTGACCTTTCAAATGTCTTGAATATTTACTACCACCTACTGCCTTGTTCTTTTCAGGGCTCCTGTAAGTGGAGGTAGGAACTATAGGAAGTCCCGTGTTCTTTCTAAGCTGTACAAGAAGATAGATCATTAGTGGATCCATCTTGTCGTAAACTGTTACTCCGTCGATGTTAAACTCAGATTCTTTAAAGTATTTATCAAAGTCTTCTGGTTTATTGTTTGATAAGTATGGCATCGTTGAGGGCTGTTGTTTTGGTGATTGGGGTATTACCTGAAGTGTTCTTAGTAATCTTTGTAGGTACATGGTTGTTTTTCATTAGAGTCCAATCTCCGCCCCATTGTTTCATTAACTTATATCGACGGTCTTTCTTACGCTGGCGTAAGAGCTGGTGTTTTCTTGTCATTACTGTATTGTTCTTGTAAAAAGTTAAATTTAGGTGTATTAGGATTAACTACTCTTGCCACACAAATACGATGAGTATCATCGTTCTTGTAATCAACATTAACTTGCCACTCTACCCATATCCAATGTTCACCATTTTCTTCATATGAATACCGAGTTTCGTTTCTACAAAGATATCGGTTTTCGAATACAGAAGAGGTATCTAAATCTTCTACATTTTTATGCCCAGCAATTGTCCGATTCTTGTCATCAGGATGGAGCAAATCTAAAAATGTTTTATCTAACATTTCTTCTTTTGACCACCCTGCATATTTCATCCACGTAGACGAGCAATCAAGAATATTAGTTTTGACATCTATTAGTAGTGTCAATAGAAAGGGAGTCTTGATGAACATATCGTATAGTTGATGTGAATATCTACTATGAGATAGTTTAGCAAATGTATTATCTGGATTCTCTAATTCTTCTAATAAAGAATCGATAGCATCGCCTAGTGTCATTTTATACGCGCGACGCATGATCCTCTTTCCGAAGAACCACATCCCTAATTTATACCTAAGTCGGTTAAGCCATTCCATTATTTTTCATTTCAAGTATTGTGATCAAAGCCTCAATCTTTGACTTCAAATCAGGAACGCCTTTCCAATGATGTTTGGTGTCTTCTAACACAAATAACAGTTCATTGATTTTCCCGGTATTCTTTTCACTCATCTGTATAGCAGACAGTGTTTTGGTCACGAGTTCTGTTACTTTTATCATTGCGTCTTTAGCGTCAGCATGAAGCTTTTGATTTTGTTTGTATAATACATAGCAGCCAACAGTCGCTACACCTGCCCATACACCTAATGGTCCATAAACAGTTAAAGACTCAAGAAGAGTAAGTCCCTCTGTTGCTTGTAGTAGTTGTAACATTATCTTTGTATTTTTATTAAGGGATACAATGCATATATCCCCAAGCTTGGTTTTAAAAATATTTGCCCGTCATGTGATATAACTGACCCGCCTCCACCTATACCCATAACAAATTTAAGTTCGGGTTGATTTACAACTACGTCAGTATTAACAACATCTACATTCGGATTTTGAAATCTAATAGATGTCATTAGTTGTTTCGACTTTAAAAAGCCGGGTCGTTTGTAATACTGATCTATAAAGATGTCTCCGGGCTTATATGTATAAGGTAGTACAAGCTTCTGGTTCTCAACCATGAGATCAGCAGATAAATATCCATCATCAAATTTTACAATATCATCAATAGGCAAATACAGATACATAGTATCTTGCTTGAATGTATTCTCTATTGTTATTTTCCCGCCAAACTTGGCTTGAAATTCAGTAAGGGACACCAAGTTTTTAATCTTGATGTCTCTCACTTTTAAATCTTTTTTCAGTTCATAGTATTTCTTTCCATTAATCTTTCTCAGATTATCAAGAGTCTGGTCTTTCGCATAAATCCGATACTCCATCTGTTCTAGTTCATTCTTAAAAGAATCTACTCGTACAGTATTGTAATCTATAATAGATTGAATGTGATCGTTCTTATTAGAACACATCTTCATCGAAATGAGCAAAAAAGTTGTTAGCATGATAATTATCCACTTTTCCATTACATAAACCAATTTACTCTTGGTTTAAACGTTGGTCCTCCACCATTTGTTTCCTCAGCACCTACTGAATAAAAAGTAGACGGGGAGTTTTGATTATTAAATTCTGTAGTAATCCAATCTGATGATTTAGTATCCTGTATTAATCTTAACTCAGACAGTGAGCCTTCTAAATAGACGGATGTACCATAATTAAGTTTTCCAATTAGTATATCATCAACGGCGTTGAGTCCAGATATAGTTTCAGTTTTGCTATCAACAGATGCCCCGTCTATAAATAATTCGTAGTCGTTTCCGTTTCTTACAATAGCAACTTTTTTCCATCCATCAGACGCAGCAACAGTGTTAGTACCGTCTGGTGCAAAAAGTGCTCCGCCAGGACCATTGTCTAATTGCATAGATAATCCATTAGAAACAGATGTCCTATTTATAAACATCCAATACCCCGGAGGACTTACTATGCTGTTTCCCGATGCAAGTATAACATTTTGATTTTTATCCGTATCTATATCTAACCAAGTAGTTATTGTAAAATCATTATTTATATTAAGGTTGTTGGCTCCTATATTTACATATTTACTAACACTACTGTAGTTTGTTCCTGAACCAGTAGGTGACGAAACTCCTCCAGATACTAACCCTCCGTTAGCAGTTAATGTATGAGTGCCTGTTGAATCAACTGTAGCTCCTCCGTCATGAGTAACCAATACATAATCAGACCACACTGCATTTCTACCATATGTATCTGTAACAGCATAAGCAGATGCGCCAGCGTTTCCATAATACAAATAAATGATCGTGTCAGAAGAATTACTGATGAAATCTACTTTAACATGGATTTCAAACTCATTTGTACCACTATTATAACTAACAATTTCAAAAGGTAACTCTGTAGTCTCATCAGCTTTAGTGAATCTAAAATCCTCTGCTGCTGACTTAGCGTTTATATATACAGAAGCACCGAAATCACTTCCTCTTAGATATACAGGAAAATCAATCAAATCAGAATTTATTTGACTTGACTGAATTATTATCTTAACACGATATGTCCATGATTCATTATACCACGCCATTTCCGTAATCTTTTAATTCTCCATGACTAATCGAGTTATCACTCTCCTTGCATATAATGTACATCTTGTTAGAGAATGTACCATCATTTTCTTTAATTATTCCTTTTATAGAATAATATTTATTTTCAATCAACATATCCATAATTTCATATGTTACAAAATTAGCATTGAGATATGAAATTAGATCTTTTGGAATAGCTTCCGTAAGCTCTTTATCCAAATAAGCAGATTCATTCACCCCTCCTTCATCATTAATATATACGATATATGTTTTGGAACGTAGGGTCCTTTTACCATTAATATCTGCCATCTGGACTTCAATGGTGTATTTTTTAACACCATTAATTGTATCTCTAAGAACAAGAGAGCCTTTTTCCACAATCAAAGGGTTAGTATCAAGCTTGTTTAAAAGTTCTTGTTTAGTCATTGTTATTAGTTAATTATAACGTAAACCAAGAGTCCTTCAGGCATACTTCCAGTTGTCACAGACGACACTGCATCTATGTCAATTCTAAGCATATCCCACTCTTGAACGTCATCATTTGCTGTATTTATTACTGCGGCTGTAGCAGCAGTAGAAGAATTGGTTTCAGTAGCGTCTATTGTCAGTTTTGTTGAAAGAACATCTACAGAACTACCGCTTCTTATTCTTGCAATTTGTATATCAGTTGTACCAGTATTATCACCTGTACCAGCAGTGACAAAACTTGCTCCTACTTCAATAATATTTCCTGTTACACCATTTGGTATTAAAATATATCCATTTCCATCTCCTGCCGTATCAACATCTGTTGCACCATCTACACAGTATATGGATAATCTTTCAGTAGTCGCCTCATCAGCAACTTCTTCAAGTAATGATTTTACATTAGAGTTATCAGTATAAATAGGATTAGTCATTGAACCAAGGTTAGCTCCGCCAGACGCTCCTATTGCTAATGTGTTATTAAACACATCTCCGACAACATCTTCTATTTTATCGTACACAGCATTTTTACTGGCTGCTATAGTTGTTACTCCATTCCAGCTTACTCCATATACAGCATCACTTACAAGTCCATCAACGTTACCATCAATTTCATCTAAAGCTGCTTGTACTGTAGTTGCAGTTAATCCAGAAGTAGTATTATCAAACGTTACGCCTAAAGCTGCTACTAAATCTGGATACCAGTTAGACCCCGACCAAGTTAATACTTCGCTAGGAGATGCTGCGGTAGCGCTAACATTTCCTAAATCACCGATATTAATATCTCCTGCGTGTTGTGTAACAGAGGAAGAAGATATTCTAGCATCGGCAAATGTTCCTGAAGTAATATCACTTGTAGCATGAGTATGTCCTACTGCTGATATTCCTGCCTCCGCAAGTGTTTCGTTGATCCACGTACTTGAAGCATTATCATATGTAAGAATTTCATTGTCCCCAATAGATGTAATATTTACATCATGTAAATCGTGTATTCCTTCATTAACCTCTGATCTTACAAATAATGAACCAGTAGTAGCATTTGCATAAATAACCAATGCAACAGCTGCTTTCATACTAGGTGCAGAAGGCTGTACATTAGTAAGCGCGCCCGGAGTAGTAGCATCAGCATAAATTAAATCTCCGTCTGACCAAGACTCACTATAAGGAGTTCCTGTGGTATCAATACCTCGAATTTTACCAAAGTGTGTTACTTTTCCATCTGTTCCGTTCGTAATATCTTCAGTAGCAATTCCTATAAAATACTCAGGAGAAGTAACTCCGTCGTTATCAAATGCGGCTACTGTTATTCTCCCACTTGCGCCAATTGTTCCTGTAAACATTACAGCTTCTCCATCAGAAATATCAACGCCAGAATTATTTCTAACATGGTAGTGTATCTCTTGTCCTATCTGTAATGTAGCACCGTTTTGTCCAAGGTCTAATGTTTCTTCATCAGCGTTCCATGCTAATTCGCCTTGCCCTACTGTATAGGCAGCGGCAAGATCAAAACCAATATGATCAAGATTAGTAATAGGATTAGATAACGCATCTAGTTCTCCACCAAGTTGAGGAGTGGTATCTTCAACTACGTTGTTTAGTCCACTTCCAGCGCCAAGATCGTCAGGGTGTACTTTATAAACTGTACCACCAGCGGCTTCTAATACTAACCAGTCAAGCGCACCGTCAACACTAGATGCTTCTGTTTGCTTAGCTATGTCAAGATTAAAAGTAGTTGTATGATTACCAATAAATGTATTTGCAGTAGATATAGCATCTCCTCCAACCAATTCAAGAGTGTCATTTCCACCAGCATTATGGTTGCTACCAGAATCAGCAATAATTGTTTTCCAAAGTTCTAATGAGGAGTTTCCAGCAGCAGTCAATCTACCTTTAGAGTCTACTGTGAAAGTAGGAATAAAGGATGTTGATCCGTAACTTCCGGGTGTTATGCCAGAGTTAGCTAATGTTACTGCCCCAGTATTTGCAATGGTAGCGTCACCAGACATGGCAACATTATCCCAACTATCCGTACCATCATATAATAACATATGAGCAGTAAGAGGAGTTGTGATGTCAGTATCAGTTGCGGCAGCAATAGTAGATATTCCACCTCCACCAGTACTTACATTTTGCCAATCTCCTGATGCAGTAGTATCGTCCGAGATATAAATCTCATCTCCTGTTGTATCCACATATATCAAACCAACTCTTGAAGGAGTTGTTACAGGAGCGCCTGCTCCAGATGCAATCAGTGAGTACTGAGTATGCGGATCACCAGTTGTTAAATTATTAAGAGAGTTATGGTCTACAAGAGCCTCATTGACTGTTAGACTAAGTGTTCCGGCACCATCATCATATGATGTAGAAATAGTACTATCAGCACTTGTTATTGTAGTAGACATTGTATCTTCTACAAACTCTTGAAGGTCTGTAACTTGTGTTGAGGCAATCAATATATTATTAGCTGTAGCACCAGTAAGTCTACCTTGAGCATCAACTGTGATATTTAGTGATTGCGAAACAGATCCGTAGTTTCCTGCAACTACAGACGTATCATCAAGCGCTAAACTAACTGTTGCAGTTGTAGCTGCTTTAGATACCGTTCCTGTAATGCCAGTTCCGCCTACTACGTCTATTAAGTCTGCGTCATTAACTGTTACATCAACACCGCTATCACTCCCTAAAGTAAAGTTACTAAACGGATATGAAGGTGCTGCCCATGTACCGTCTCCCCTCCAAAATGTAGAGGAGCTTGCTCCAGAACCGCTGTTCAAATTACCCACTGGTAAATTGCCGGTGACTTCACTTGCTAAATCAACATTTGCTGAAACACTTAATGTTCCATTAGCCCCTGTCGTTTTAACAAACCCGTTAGTTGTTAGTTCTGAGAATCTGTACGATCCTTTAGATGCATTTGAAGTGGTTTGGAATAATAAGTTGTCTCCAACTCCTGTTCCACCAATTAGCGTTTGTCCTCCAGCTCGTCCAGCAAGTAAAGCATACTGTGTGTGATCGTCGTCACTTAACCCTGTTATACTTCCATGATCAATACTCGCGTTTCCGGCGGCAGTAAGTCTTCCTTGTTGGTCAACTGTAAAAGTTGCTACTTGAGAAGCTCCTCCGTATAATCCGGGAGTCACGGCAGTATCGTCAAGATCAATATCGAGAGTAACAGTAGTTAACGCCTTAGATACCGTAGTAGTGATTGCAGTACCAGTAGTAATATCGAGCAAGTCTCCACTATTTACTGTCTGGTCTGATCCAGCGTCGCCACCAACTGTCATGGTAAAAGCATCAACAGCTTTCCATGTACCATCACCTGCCCAAAATGTAGAACCTGTAGCTCCTGTTCCAGAGTTAAGATTACCAACTGGCAGATTTCCAGTAACGTCAGCAACAAGGTCAATTTGACCAAGTGTTATTTCTTGTCCTGATAATGTTAAATAATCAGGTGTTCCCGCTAAAGTAACTGGGTCTTGTAAATCACTAATTTGAGATTCAGTAATACTTATCGCAGCTTGCGTAAAGTGAATTGTTGAATCTGCAATATGACTATCAATCTGAGCATGTGTGTTTGTACCAATGTTACTTAGTAATGTATGGTCAGTTACCCCAGATGTAGGAGTTTCCCATGTATATACTCCGGCAGTACTACTAGCAGTAAGAACCTTGCCGGCATTGGTTGTACTATTTGCTGGAACATGTAAGTTACCGTCACCTGTTGGGTGAGTATATTCGTTTGCATTAGTATCTCCTGTATAACCAAGATCAGCTAATGTCATTGTTCTAGTAGAAATACCAGTAGTAATTCCATTAGTTACAATAAAATCATCAAATACATCTGCCCCGGTTAAAGCAGAAGTTGCTCTATTAAATCCTGAATGAGTATGTGATGCTAAAGCATAAGACTGGAGATCGCTAATCTGTGATTCAGTAATTGAGATAGCAACATCAGACGCAGTGGTCAACTGACCTTGCGCATTAACTGTAAACGTAGGAACTGTTCCTGCTGCTCCATAAGAATTAGCAGACACTCCAGTTGTTGAAATGTTAAGAGTTCTTGATGTTGTAATATCTCCTCCTCCGTCAAGTCCAGTACCAGCAGTGATACTAACACTTCCGTGATTGATGTGTTCGTTACCTACAAAGCCAGATAGTGAGTCATGATCTACATTACCTACATTGAATGTGAGTAATAAGTTATCATTATATGTTGCATCATCATTAGTAACCGCTACTGTGATAGCGTTGTTAGCTGATCTAAACTCAAAAGTATCATTTCCTGCTGCTGTAGATGTAGTTGCACCGTCTGTCATAAATGAATATGCAGCAGTAATCCCTCCGCCAGCGGCGGATTCTACAGCCGTTTCTAAATCTTGTATAGCTTCTTTTATAGTTCTATTATCAGGAATTGTTGTTCCTGTAAAAGTAGCTAAGTCTGTAGCTCCTCTCGATACTCCACTAAGAGTAATTAAGTCGCTTTGATCATGAGAAAGTTTACCAAAAGCTTGTTTGATAGTATCTGTTCCTGTGATGGAACCACCAGAAGCCACATTTAGTCCAGTAAGTTGTTGTCCTGTAACAGAACTGTTAGTAAGAGTAACAACTCCTGAGGAGTTAATAGTAGCTCCACCAGACATTGATACATTATCCCAAGAGTCCGTACCATCATAAATGAGTATTTGCCCTGTGGATGGTGTAGTAATATCAGTATCATCAGCTTCGGAGATATTGTCAATTCCTGTACTAGCCGTAATCTGAGATTCAACCCATGCTTTAGTAGCAGGGTGATGGGCAAGCGTAGGCGTGAAAGAAGTTGTGTTATTTGTTCCTGCTAAGTTGTTATCAAACTCAGTTTGAGTTACAAAGTTAGCATTATTGTTCAAGTCTCCGGTATTAATTGATCCCGGAACAACGTTGAATGTTATATCAGCACTTCCTGTTCCTCCGTCATCTGTAACGACGGCGGTAGTGGCTGTTCCATTATAGAAGTTAAGCTTAGTTCTTGTACTAACTAAAGAATCGCTATTATATACAGCCATGGCTGTTAGATAACCTTGAGCTGAGTGATCTCCCCATCCAAATGCTGTGTCCCAGTTTGTAATATCCCCAGAAGAGATACCGTCTAGAACAGCTTTATTAGCATGAGTATGAAAATCGACCGCTAGCTCATCTATCGCAGCCTTAACATTAGTAGCAGTAAGACCGCTGACCCCGTTATCATAAGTGATAACTGAAGAAGCGTGCGTGTGAGAAGTGTCGGACTTTCCATTCAGCGCACTTTGTAAATCAGTTTGACTAGACAAAGTCCCAGTAATATCACCCCAAGCCACACCACTAATAAACCCAGCGTCGTTATTGATAGAGGCTGAGTTAATATTTGCTTGATTGACAGTAAAGTTAGCATGATCTCCATGTGCTCCATTATCATTTTCAGTAACAATAGTTACTGTGGAGTCGCTAGACATCAGTTTGAACGTGTCTGTTCCAACAGCAGTTGTTGGATTAGTACCATCTGTAATAGTACCATAAGATGCTGTTACAGTAGCGCCGGGGTTAGCCTTTGCTTCCCAGTCACCAGATGTACTATTATATGTAAGTACGTAATCATTTGCTTTAGCAGAGTCGTCGATATCTGCTATATCATTTAGGTTTACTGTACCAAAACCAATATCAATGTTATCCGTTCCATCAAGAGCCACTGTGATTTTAGAGTCTGCTCCATTCAAGGAACGAAGTTCTAAATCTACTCCTGACTTCTGTTTAAAAATTCCAATTCCTGCACCTATATTAGAAGCAGTGTTTGCTTCGGCAGATGTAGTAACGTCAACGGTATTAGACCCACTAACAATGCTGATTAGCCCACTACCCGTAAGAGTTTTAAACTCAAAGTCTGAACCAGTCTGTTGTTTATAAAGTCCTGCCCCGCTGCCAAGATTTGATACGGTGTTGTTTTTAGCATTGTATTCAATGCCTGAAAGTTTGGATCTTTCGAGAGATGTTATAATATCTCCCGATCCCACAGAAGTAATTGAGTCTAATATAGCTTTATTACTGTGGGTATGCCTAGCAGTAGTGTTAGCGCCGACATCGGCGTTACTAGATACTCGTAAATCAGTGAAATACAGATTACTTACCCCTTCGGATATATTATCTGTAGTCAATGTTACATTACCTGTCTGACTATTAACACTTAATACTTGGTCTAGAGTCAGGTCAACCTGAGTACCGTTAGGGTACTCAAAGGTTGCCGTTCCATCTAGATTATCAGTAACCGTAGTCCAACCAGATTGGAATACAGTTAAATTTCCAGTACCATCATCATGCGTTACTGTACCATTAAGGTTGACGGTCATAATTGAAGTATCACCGCCTCCTCCGCCACCCGTAGGAGCATATTGATCAATCAGATCAATAATATGTTCGGTAATATTAATATTACCATCAGCATCCAACGCATTTCTGCGTTTAAAAATGCTGCTTTCATCTAAAAAATAAAAAGGATGGCTCATTTTATATGAGATTATTCAGTTTCGTTTTTTGTTTCCTGCTCCTCAACTTCTGTAATCTCTTCATCAGTTTCTACAACTTCTTCAATGGTTTTTGGTGCTGCATTAAGAGCAGCCTCTTGAGCTTGAGCAGCTTGAACCATTAGTTGTGCAAATCCGTTGAACTCATTTGATTTTGCTTGAAGCGCATCAACAATCAACTTGAGTTGAGCAGGTGTTAAATTAAATTGGTATTTCATGATTAGTTTATTTTGTAGTTCTTAAAGTGTATAGTCGGCACAGATCTTCTCAACTGGAATACGTACCATAAAGGGAGGAATGTGTGATTTAGCTGTCCCATTGGTTTCCACAGGGTAACCTGTTTTAGCACCTGGGTATGCAGTTGGAGCACCGCTAGTCTGATCATTACCTACTTGAATATAGGCAGCTGAAGTTCCGCTGTTATGATCGTCTAACGAAGTAGTTAAATCTGCTGTATCTGTTCCGTTAGCAGATGTATCGAAAATGTGGTGCTGGTGATCCGGTAGGTTAGCAGCATCAAGAGTAAATGTTTTAGACCCTCCTGTACCATCTGCTGTACCGAAATCAGAATCCCCGGAGCTATATCCTACGAAGAATTTACCTCTGGCATCCTCTGTTCCGTTACTACCGTTTTGAATAGCCCAACATCTCCATGCTGAATTAGCTAAACCCTTTCCTGTTGAATCAAAATATTGTAACTCCGCTGCCCCAACAAAGAGCTGAGCTCCTACTGGAGTCCCATACGAAGACATGAGGCTCTTTACCTCATCTCTAGTAATACAATCATTACACATAATTATAAATATTTTTCGTAATTGCAGGGTATGTCAACATCGGTGCAATCATCCTCCCACTCTAATAGTTTAATCATTGCGTACAATTCTGTAGGCAATGAACATTTAGTTGTACCATATACAAAGTAATTCACATACTTTTGCATACGATCAACAAATTCACATTTTAGTGTGTAAAGCATGATTAACAACTCTTACAATTACCTTTGATTCTATTATTATATAAATACAGTGCGTCACATGCTGCGCAACACTGATGACAATCCATTGCCCATTCTAGCATTTGCTTAGTAAAAGCAAGCTCTGTAGCTTTGTCTGGATCGGTAGAGAGTAGCTCTGCTATCTCCTTTACTGCATCACACTCATTATCGCAATCAACGAATGCACATCGAGTAGTGATTATATGTCTGGCATTACCGCTAGCGTCAGTATAATTTACTTTTAGTCTAACTGACCATATCCCATCCCAATCTCCAAATGAATCAAGATCAGTGATGAGCTCTAAACAATCGGATGCGTCCAATGTATACACATTAGAGCTATCTACAGTCATAGTATCATAGACTGGATCTGACGGGTCACCGACATCTCCTGCTCCAACTGAGCCAAAATCCCATTTACCAGTAGTTGTTACACCATTACTATATGTAATGACCCAACGAACTTCATCATCCTCCTGAAAAACAGAAGGGTTCTGGCCGATGACTTCTTGAAAAGTGTGAGTATGTGTAGTAGATGGAGTATCGAAATCTATATCGTATAGAACTGTAGACCCCCTAGTTACTGTTAACTGATAGCTAGTTATATTATCTAGATCAGCTGATATACCAGCGTTAGCCCATATTAGTTGTTCCTCATCCGATCCCCCTGATCCTGTACCAATACTTACATTATAAGTCATAGTACCTACTTCTTCATTCAAAGGAAGAATAGTAAAATCAATCTCAGTGAATGAATCGTCGCAAGCATTAAATTTTGATACTTCTATAGAAGTTATCTCTGTAAACTCTGCAGCTTGAGAAGCTGGTGGAGTTAAATCGTATGTGATCTCGTTTGAGCCAGAAGGTGCCGATTGGGTATCAATCAAGTCACAAATGGTAAGATCACAAGTTGTCGATTTACTAATCGTAAAGTCATAATATTGTAACATAGTAATTGATATTATCGGGTTCCTCCTGCTAATACTGGAACAGTATCGGAAATTCTGTATGAAAATTTTTCAGTCGGTAATCCAAAATCTTCATATACACGATATGTAAATGTAATAGGATGAATATATTCTGCGTATCCACCGACGTTTTTTGAAAATTGAAAAGCGTCTGCTAATCCTACATTTCCTCCGCCAATGTCTTCAATAGACGATGCCGCTAAAAAATTACCTAATATTTGCCAGTCGCTTGGGTATGGTCCTGATATTGTAAAAGCATCGCCCCACTCTATTGCATTTCCACTATTGAATGCATAAGTAAATCCATTAAATGTTGCCCACATATAAAACTTATCCCCAGCTCCCATAGGAGTAACTCCATCAGATTTAAGGCCTGTCATTGTAACTGTTACTTGATTTGGGTCAAGGTAATCAAGGGTGATCGTGGCTGTAGGAAGAGAGTCTATTCCAAGTATATCTTTGGCGTAATTGTCAATCAGAGTCTTCATTGAAATAGCATCATTAGGATTCTTTCTACGAATGTTTTGAGGTCTTGCCAAGAACGGCTTACTTATTTCAGTAGAATCTAATCTCAAATCTAAATAAAGAGTTTTAAGAAAGTCCACTGTATAAGTGTCTGCGTTTATTGAAAATGGTAAGTCGCATATGTCTCCATCTGCTACTACAGTGTTTATAGCCGCGTATAAATCAATATTTCTGTTGTTAGTTCTACTACTTGTAGCAGAAGTTAGAAATGCGGACGCAGGAATATAAACTTCTGAATCACTAATAATTGACCCAGTGTAGTTATCACACATGCTTTCTCTTGAAAGATATGCAAGAATGAATTCGTAAAGACTGACATTATTCGCAGTGCGGTTAGTAACTCTGTGAGAAGTTGTGGTCGTACCATCTACGAAAATAGTAGAGTCAACCCATCGTCTTACAAAGTTTCTAGCTTTTGGTGTCTTAATCATTTCTTTTATAATTAAAAAAGGGGCCGGAGGAAACCGACCTCAGACCCCTATAATATTGAGTATTATGTGTGATTATGCGAAGATGTTCGCACCACCTGCTTTCAATACAAATTCTGTTTCTGCAGAATCCAACCATGGATCTACAATCGCGTTCAAAGAAGTTACAACGTTAGAAAGGCCTGTACCAAGAGTGCCAGTGTTTTCTACCAACAGGATAGTTCTGCTAGGGTTGTAAGCTGTGTGAGAGTAATTTACGTTATTCTCACGAACGTTCTCAATAATGAATACGTTATAGTTCTTAGTTGCATCGACGTACTTAGGAGGATCAATGAAGTACTCCATTCTCGGCTGGTTTTGCTGAGTGTACTGATTCAACTGATTGTAGCGGTCAGAGCGGAGCAACCATTTACGGCCTTGTCCAGCACCTTCATAAGCTACAGAAGCTTCTTCTTTATTAGGATTGAGAGAGTTGAAGTTGTACTCCAATCCAACATGGATGCGAGTTTTAACACGCTCCTCTGTATCTACTACGCTAGCTGTTTCAGCATCAGTACCAATCAGGATAAACGCGTCTGCATTAGCTGCAGCACCGGCAGTAGCGAGGTTGATAACCTCTACTGTTGAAGCATTTATCAGTGGAGTACTGTTAGCGATAAGGTTTACAAAGGTCTGCTGCATTGTAGCATCTACGTCAACACTGTAAGTGTTAGTACCGTCATAGTATACAGCGATGCTGCTCACTGCACCAGTAGAGATGTCCTCTACAGTTACAGACTGCTGACCAGCAGTAGTTACAGGAGTACCTGTAACACCGGCACCACCACCAACATTGATAGCCAAAGCGAGGATGTTACGATTACCACGATCTCCAGCAGCTTGAGTTGCACCCAACATGCGAGAGTTTACGTTTGTTTGATAAGCAACATTTTTGATCAGCTGATCAAGAGCTTGGCCAGATGTAAGGCCGAGTGCTGTATAATTAGGAGTAGTATAAGAAACAGGGAGAGTTTCAATTCCAGATACGGAAAACTCACGATCGTTTCTTACGCCTGTAAATGCGATGTGCATCAAATATTCAGTACTATCAGCAGTGCTGATAGAACCGTTGTTAGCAGCTACGTCACCAATCATCCAAGCTGAATAAGAAGGAACGGTAGCTACCTTACCTGTAACTACTACAGGAGACTTACCATCAATCAATTGAGATTGAACGTAAGGTAGATCATTAGCTGGGTTGCCTTTGTTAGTACGAAGGTCTGCAGAACCAGGAGTTCCTTGTACCAAGCGTACGAAACGCGCATCAGACACAGTCTGTCCAGCTGTTAGAAAAGTATTATAAGCGACTCCTTGTCCGTGCTTAGCAGATACCAAACCGATTTGTCCGTCGGCCAAGTTAACTACACCTGTAGCAGAGTTAACCAATGTACCAGAAGCAAGTGCAGAGTCGGCGCTAGCGACCAGAATATTCTCTGGACGAGGCTGCATGCTGAATGTGTTATTCATTAAAGCCATTGCTAATTATTTGTTTTAATTTGATTTTCGGCTAATTGATAGCCTATAGTATTCTCGATGACACCAGCTGCTAATTTCACAGCGATATCAACAATTTGTTCGTGATACTCATCTGGAAGATCACATTCTGTTTTGGTCTTGGGGTTTCCGTCAATATCATTGTACGTGGATACCGCGACTTCTGCAGGATTACGAAGATAATCCAGATATAAACCTTCGATTTCAAATACTTTATCTGTATAAACAAAGATCGAAGATCCATCACTTGTTGTAGATTCGCCAAAAGTAAGTAATGTCCTCATCCATTTAGATGAAGGAGACCAAGTACTATTCTGAAGAAATCTAGCTATTTGATTATGAGACACTATCTTTGTTTCAAAGAGAGTATCACAGTCTTTTACTTTTACTTTTGAACCTAAATAATGGCGGTAATCAAATGCAAGATCACCTAATCTAAATTCGTAAATTCCAAAATCTGTATTGGAACTATAAGGAGTTAACATCGGCTGAGTTAATGGAGACTTTACCACTAGGGTAGAGAGTTCATCAATTCTCTGCTGATCTTGCTCCACTGAGGTTCCTTTGACATTGTTACCAGTAAATCTGGTTTCAACGAAGATGTTTATTGCCTCATTAAGAAATGAGTCAATTTCAGCTTGATTGAAGTCTCGATATTCTCCCGAAGCTATTTTATCTAGCTTTCGTTTGAATGTCCAATGTAATAACTCTATTTGCATTTTAATTTAAAACTATTCCAGTTTTTGACTTTAGTTCTTCGCAGAGTTTTTCTCTCCATTCTAGAGCATCAGGATCCATGAGGAACTCTATAACAGATGCTTCAGAAATGCCCAGCTTTTGTACAGATTGATCTGGAGCGTTACCCCAAGTGTAGCTTCCTTTTGTTACCGTGATAATACGTTTATTAGCTAATGTTTTAACGAGATACATAGTTTCGAATCTATATTTCTCATTCTCATTGCCTTCAAACATTTCATACAAATCGAAGAACGTTTTAATGTTTTCCTCTTTGTACTGTTTGTCATTCAAGTAGTCACTCAACTTATTCTTAAGAGAGCGAGGAGCTACGTCATCGTCTTTAACCAAGTTAAGATTGATTGCAAAACGTTTAACTGTTTCAGAATCATACTCATTCTTAATTTTGTGTAGACGATAGATAGCGTCTTCGTACATTTCAGTCTTTTTAGCTTTAGCTAACTCTCCTTCATTTACTTTAGAAACGTAGTGAGTATGCTTTAGCGGATTAACTTCTGCAGAGGAGTTAGCAATTTTGGAAGACTTCAATGCTAGCAAATACATAATTTCATCCTTCTCATTGTCCAAGTTAAGGACGGTTGCGCCATCCGGTAGTGGATAACGAAAGGATTGAAGGTATGTGGGCTTTGTAGATTTACGCTGACCCCATAGGTCTGCTGGTTGTGAAGTGAAGAAACCAGGATCTTTACCATATTTAATCTCAAGATATTCTTGAATGGTGATCTTTTCTCTCTTCCAGATCTCGCGTTCCTTCCAAATAGTAGGAAGTTCTGATTGTTCGTAAGACGCTGTTTTATAGGGATTTTCAATGGTCTCCCAAAAACCTGTATTAAGTTGTCTCCTGCTGATTGAAAGAGAAGGACTAAAATGAACTGCCGCACCAATAGCGCGATTCTGTTCAGCTAACTGCCCGTTATGTAATGTCCTTTTATGTCTTCCTTGAGCGGAGGGGCGAAAAACTGATCGTATAATAGCAACACGACCAGGTCCTTTGGGCCCGGTCGTACTGCTCTTTAGTTTCTCTTCTATGTTAGATAAGTAATCTAAAGTCATTATTTATTTTTGTGATTATGCTTCTGGGTCGTAGATGATAGAACCACAACGAGATGTATCACAAATCCAAAGTGAACCAGAACGCTCACGACGGATGCTTACACCTTTGTCAAAGCTAGCCACGCGACTACCGTTATTCACAGCGCCAGTTTTAGGATCAACAACGTTGGCAACATAAGCGTAGAGATCTACACCTTCTTCGATTACCATTTTCATGTTGCTTCCCAAGCTCATTGTCTCACCGAAATCGTAGATATCGAAACGGAAAGAATCAACTGTGAATTTAGGATCGTCTGGGTGCTTAGTTTTACACCAGTGATGGTCGTCTGCCATAGGATCGTGGATCAACTCAACCTCAATACCGTTAGTAGCGATAAATTTGGTGAACTGGAATCCGTATGACAAAGCATTACTGTTCCAAGGAGATGACGCTTTACCAATGTAATTGGTATCGAGAGTCATGAAGCTGTTTGCCTCATCAGAAAGAATCTGGTGGAACATACGGCGTCCTCCTTCCCCAGTGCCCAACTTGATCTTACGATCTTTGGCACCAACACGATGTAGGAAAATACCATGCAAGTAGTCCTCAAGCTGCTGAGCAGTCAAAGAACCATTCTGGTAAAATACGTGGCCATCGAGAACCAACTGTCTCCAACCCGGAGCGGTTTTCAGAACGTATCCTGTAGTAGGGTCCTGGAATCTACTCTTACGACCAAACTTCATAGATACCTCAATATCCATGTCAGTCGCTTCAAGTAGGTGAGCCTCAGCCATAGTGATGAATGCACCACGAGGAATAATCTTGTCTCCTTGACGGATAGCAAATGCATATCCTTCAGAAGTACGAGAATGCTGAGGAATAGAATTCAAGTTACGCTTCTCGCGTACAGCAGCAAGCTCCTTACGGATAACTTTGTCTGTGATGGAAAACTCACGAGCTACCGCACCAATCTGGCACTGGAGATCCATCTGAGAACCGTAGTATCCGCCAGCAGCGTCTTGGTTCATCTCGTTCTGGATCGCTGTACCGGCGTCGATAACAACTTTTCCAACCTGAATGTTAGCAGGATCGAGCCATACGTTTGGATCGTCTGTTTCAAGTCTCAATGTATAGTAGTAAGAATCTCCTACTTTAATAGGATCTTCCATAATCTGAGCGCGAGGCATACTGTTATCCTCGAACTGAATCATGACTGGTTTTCCCATCCAGCCTTTATCCACGGCGATACGGAACTCTTGGAGTCCACGACCTGGATAATTGTTACCTGATTCGAGCAGTTCTGTAATTCTGAATTCTACGAGAGAGTCTCCTGCGATAGTCCACTTGTACACATCGTCCTGAATCACTTCGTACATTCCACGACCATAGGTCAAGTTGTTAAGTACGCGGTGCTCATATTTATTGATAGCGGTAAAGATTTTAGATACCTGCATACCAAAGTGATGTGGAGCGCTACCACGGAAAGCGTCAGCGTAATGGTTCGAGTCGAAAGACTTACCACCAAATCCTTGGTAATACTGAACCGCTAATTGTCCGTTACTTTTAGTCATCGTTAATTAAAATTTTAACGGCTTAATACCATTTGTCTAATCCTGGTAAAGCCGCTTCTGTGTTAGACCAATCAATTTGTGTTTTCTGTTTGTTACTGTAATTAGTTGGAGTAGAACTCTGTTGGAGTAAAGCACCTAATTGATTCCTAATACCAGTCTTGATATTATTCTGAGTCTCTTGGGTACTCTCCAAATTGAATCCTTTCTCAAAATCGAACTGGTCAGTAATAAGTTTTGTAAATTGGACAAGAAATTCGGGGGTATCGTAAATCTTGCTCATTACTGCACCTACGTACGAATTACCACTGTATTGCTCATCAGGTTTATAAATCTTGCTATAAACTTCTTCCTGAGCTTTGGAAGTCCATTTGTCTTGAGCCTTTAAATAGGTAACAACACCTTCGTGCTTTTCTCTATTGCGCTGCTCTTGTTGTTGTTTCGCTGTTTTTTGGTTTTCTAAAAGAGTTTGTCTTTCCTGTTCAAAAGCCTGCTTCATAGTTTGAAAAGCAGTGTTTGCTTCGTCGGCAAGTTTGTCGTCATCCTTAAGGCGGTCAACAATGGCATTCACTGCGAAGTCATTATTCCCTTTAGATTTTAGATACTCTCTAACGAGAATCTCTTGCTCCTCGGGCTTACTAACATCGTAGTTAAATTCCTCTATGCGTTTTTCGGCTTGAAAAAATTGGTCTAGATCTTTTCCGCCGTCTAACCCATAATCTACAATGGCTCGAAGTTTCTCTGGTAGAGATTCGAGTAGTTGAGCGGCTACCATATTGTTACGGGCCATCTCATTCTTTAATAGAACTTCTTCAAAATTTGATGCTGTTTCATCTAATTGCAATGAATCATCATAAACCAATCCGGCTTTTTGCAAAAGCTGAAAGTGATTTTTGAAGAGATCACTATAATCTCCAGCATCATCTGGAGTGTCGTCGTTTGGAGGAGTAGGATCATTGTCGTCGACAGGGGGAGTGTCTTGGGCAGGATCAGCTACGTTTTGAGGGTCCTGAGGTTCGTCAATAGGCTCCGTTTGTGGAGGATCTTGAGAATCATCAGCAGGAGGTGTGATGTCCATGTCCTCGGGAAGTTCGACCGCGAAGCCGCCCTCCCCAAAAGGATTATTGTCATCTACCATCTCAAATCCAAACTTTGGGTTGTTATTATCCATAATGTATTTATTAAAAAAATATTTTAAAAATTTGGTTTTGTGGTTATTTTGCACATCTATAACATACCTGTTTTAAACATACAGGTCTGCTTAGCTGCTAGATTTTGTGGATTTTGCTTGTTTTAATTTCTTGTTTTCGAGCTTCATTTTATCGTCATGTTCTTTCTTCTGCTGCTCTAATTTAGCTTTGTCCATTTTAAGCTTACTTTCCTCGAAATCTTTTTTAAGTTGAAGGTTTGCTACCTCTACAACATCAGGAACGCTGTTCTCGTTCATATCCTTATCAGGATTCCAAGAGAAGGTTTTGATTGTATTAACTGCAATCTCACGCTCTTTCTGAAGTTCTTCTTGCAACATAATCTTCTCAAGATCTCTTTCGTGTTCTTGTTGAGCCAATTGCTCTTGAGCCTTAAGCATTTCCTGCTGACGTTCTGTCTGAGCCTGCTCAGTTTCCATTCTACGCTGCTGGTATTTATCAGTCAGTACTTGAATCATTTGGTGAATCTTTTCAGGCGATGTACCATCTCTTCTTGCTTTAAGAATTTCAGATACTACTTCTGCACCTTCCATTTGATTCTGGATCAGAGGTAGGATGTATTGCTCCATTTTAGACTTGTATTCTTCTGCTGAAGATCCAACCTCGATGAAGATTCCGTATTCAGAAGCTTCTAAGAACTTTGAATCTATCTTGAGCATTTGAATAGAACCATTGTCTAATACATACTGAAGCATCATTTCTTTCTGAGCTGGGTTCATCTCGAACCAGTTCTTAGCCCACGTAGTAAATACCGAAAGGTATTGATTCATCACATGCGCCCACAGCTCATTATGAAGATTAAAGTATACTTCTGTAATGTATGAAGATTGGGCTATCGCCTGCTGATTATCAGTAGCGTTAGTGTATTTTTGGATCTGGCCTTCGCGCTCTTTTGATATTCCTGCGGACTGTCCGATTTGCTCATCTAACCAATCACACAGAGCAGTAAGATTTAGAATGTCAGCTGTCGTCGACATATCTACTGCGTCTACAGCAGCACCTCTATTAGAAGGCATTGCTCCTCCTTGACTATTGCTCATAGAGTTAATGAATATCAAACCCTTTGACTGGTAAAATAGCTGCATCATTGTATCGCTTCTACCAAAAGCGTCATCAAAATTGGGTGTCTGGGCTTGGTCAATAATAAGCTGCTTACCTTGATTTTGTGATAGTAGTTTGCTTAGCTGGTGCATTGCGACAAAGTACATCATCTGAAATGGTCGCATTCTAGATAACAAAGAAATAGATTTAGCATTAGTAGACGTATAAACTCTACCCACATAACCTAGTTTCGCGCAACGATAAGGATCGTCTATAGATATTGGCTGGTTAGGTTTTTCTCTTACATCAAGATAGATATCTCCTTCAATTCTAGTTCCCTCCCAGATACGTGGAATCCATACTTCTTCTGCGAAGACTGGGGTCTGTGTAAGCGGATCCATCCATTCATATCTGATAGTGTCTACTCCAAACTTGTTGGTCATTTTCACTTTAGTAGCTTCTGAAGGAATTGGAAATTGCTCATCTACGATCTTAACATCAGCGTCTCCGAAGTCATTATATCGAGTCAAAAAGAATACTCTTCTCTGAGTTTTCCATTCTACGTGCATAACCTCTACAAGATCAAGAGTTGTCTTGAATGAGAAATCAGAAGCGTATTGTCCAATGCCTTCATCATCTAGTTTCTCTGCTGATGCAAATGCTCTAGGAGTAAGGTAATCTAATGTCTTTTCAAACTGTGGATCAATTGCCTTAGTTAGTGAGCCGCCTTCTCTAGTATAGAACGGACGCTCAAACTTATCCCTATCTTCTTTTGACATGCGATCTCCATACTTATCTAGTACGTCAAATCTAGTCATTAACAGTCTCTCTCCTGCAAAATCTCCATCTTGAATATACTCCACTTCTGGACCTTTTTGAAAGAATAGGTTTAGAGGGTTGACAACTTTAATCATTGGCTTACCTCTGTCGATACCTACCCATACACACTCCATATCAGATATAATAGTGTGTTTAAATCCTAAGTTCTTCTGAGCCTTGATCTTCTGATCATATTTAGCGTACTCTAGAACTTTAGAAGCAAAGATCTCTTTTTGAGTAAGGAATTCATTATGATTGAGATCTTCAGGTGTATATTGTGTACGATAGCTTTCTTCTAGTTCTTGATATTCTTCTTCACTAATTTCTCCCATCATCATTCGAGCTTTCTCCATAGCTTTCATTATCTCAGAGTCTACATACTCTTTAGTAAGTTTTCTCATTTCATCAGTCTTCTCTATAATATCCTTCTGAGATATCAAGAGTGGTTTGTAGGATTCTCCGCGAATAATCTCTTCACCAATAAGAATATTGGCTTTGTTAGGAATCTTGTTAAAAGGCATTACCTCCTCTTGGTACTGACCTACGTCAATTCCGTAAGGCTGACACCATCTAACAAAATCATCCTGATCTATCTCATTGTTGTAAAGCTTGTAGTCAGAGACTAACCGTTTGTTCCTTTCCCACCGGCTAGAATTCCCCAAATATACCGGGGAGATGTGGTCCATGTACTGACGACCCCATTTGGCGTCGTTGGCGAGCTTTTTGCGTTGAGATATTTTGTGTTTTAAAATGTCTGTTTGCATGATTTAATTTTTCTATATCAAATAGATAAGGATTGTTTGATAAGAAGCTTAGTGGTTTTGGCTTGGGTGCGACAGTCTTTTCAATTTTGTGGTTTTCTAGATATAATATACATCCAATAAGAGCCATGATTCGGTCATAGTTTCCGTGTTCGAAATTAAATCGAAGCATCTCCTGTAATAAAGCTTCGTCTAATATGGTATCTAGTAGTCGTTTCCCTTCGCCTTCTAGAGCTGGGGATAGCAGCCAGTCGATAACATATCTTATCAATTCTTCCTTAAATTGTTTATTGACAGTTGTGTATCCAAATTTTCTTGTGGTTGATGTGGATTTTGAAATGTGTTTGTCAATAACATGCCCGGGAGGCTGACAAAGCATGTGTAGCGATCGCTTATGCTGAAAGTACTGCTTCACCTGCCCTCGGTTGTTCTCAAACATAATCTTTGCATTATAGTATTTAGCTAACTTGTAAAGATTATAATTGTAATCATCAGATCTTTGTTCTCTTCCTATATAACTGGCTACAATCACACCGGGTAATCCTAGCTCTTTTATATACTTATTCGTTCTCATTACATAGGCTACACCAAGGGATGTTCCCGATGTAATATGTACCGACCCCTCTACTGCATATGGGTCATGTCCTATAATATAGGCATCATCTGGTACTTGCCCATCTACTGTCTGCGGAGCGTAGTATTGCACTACACACCCTTTTAATTCTTCCATTGACTCATTTCCCTCTAGAGGAAAGTAGTTCATCGGCAGCAGTTTTGATTCTAAATCGGGTTTAAAATTAACACCCACTTCTGTTTCTACTAAGTTACCATAAACGTAAGGTTTATAGGTAGCTGTTTGGTTTCTTAGAACATTAATCCTGTCTGATACTTCTTCAGTTGGAAATACAGCTCCATCTAAGATCAAGAATGCTTCAGATAAAGTCTTACAGTTCTGAGTAAGAAAGGTAGCTTTAGCCTTTTTAGTAGCATCCTTCAGCCTAATTCGCTTTGCATTTAACGAAAGTTCGGCAACCCAGCGGATGGCATTTCCTTGTTTGTCTAGTCCTACATGAGTAGATCCATCTTTTAGGGTAACCTCTGAACCCTCTCTAAACCATAAGGCGTCGAAGAATAGTCCGGAACTCCCTAGCTGAGGAGTGTACTCATAAATATTTTCGTACACTTTGAATTCACTAGCTTGTGGAGCTAGCATGGCTTCGGCAAAATCTCGTGTTGCTCCATCCATATCACCACCAGTACCGAAAGCAATACATACTCCTTTCTTGATGGCCCCGGAACGTAGTGTTGGTTCCGTAAATGCCCACGCATTAGTGAACTGTTTTATCATACCGCTCTCCTCAAATATAACTCTGACAGCTCCATAACCGGCTGCTGCGTCGGGTTTATTGTGGAACGAAACGGTAATGATTCTTGATTTTCTACCTCTAAAGAACTCTTTTCCTCGTACCTTTACTTTGGCTCCAGCTACTACAATACATCCGTTATCTGATACTTTTCTGGTTCCAAGAGGTGTTCGGAACTCTGTATGCTCGTTGACAAAGTCTATAATAGTCAGTGCCATTTCGAATGTATTTCGGCTTTTCTCTCCGTACTCAGAGCCAATGATACAAGTTGATTCTCTAAAGAAAAAGAACTTGTGAGAACATCCAGCTGCTTGCTTAAATGAGAAACCAAGACGACGAGACTTCGCCATAGCAAGGTGTTGCTTATTTATCGCTTTATCTGGATTTTCACAGGCATCTAACTCGAGAAACCAGTAGAAGTCCATTGTTAGAAAGCGAGGAAAGAATTCCCCAACTTCTCCTGATTCTTCATTTATTACTCTCGTAATGATACAATAGTTGAGATAGAAATAGAATTCACCTGGAATCCATACTCCTCCAACCTCATATCCTTCTACACATCTTCTCCATTCTTCTTTCCACCACTTAACATAGTTAACAGTTCCTTCAAGATAGGGGCAATATTCCCCTGTGCCAGTTTCTTCTTTTACTTTTGTAAAGTAGTTAGCTGCTGGTGAAAAGACACTAGTATCTTCAAAATAGAGAAAATCCCATTCAAGATTTTGAACAGGATTTCGCGTTCCAACGTTAGTTAGTTCGCCATAAATCGATTTGTCTATGAGATCTACATAAGGTAGATGGGACGTTTCATAGTCATCCCATACTCTTGCAACTTTAGGATCATAGTTCCCGTGCCTGTTGTAATTCGGGTCTCTCATCACTATAAATTAAACATTCGGTCGTCAAAATCATTGACGCCACTGATACTGCATTTTGAATTGCTAAGCGCAATACTTTCTTAGGATCGAGCAATCCATCTTTCATAGGGTCTACCCATACGTTTCGCAATGCGTTATAAACATCGGTTTGCTTCGGTCGTTTAGAAAGTACTTGGTAGGGATCGAGTCCTGCATTCTCAAGAATGAGTCGAAAGGGTCTCTTAAGAGCCGCTTCCATGAGTATAGCTCCATAATCATTCGGATCTGAATATGATTCTCCGAGATTCCAAGCTTCAAGTCCTCCTCCTGCAATAACTCCTTCAGATATAGCCGCTTTTGCTGCACCAAGTGCGTCATCAATACGATCACGCTTCTCCTTAAGTTCAACATTTGAAGACGCTCCAACACGTATAACTGCCGCTCCACCATCAAGTTTGCCAAGACGCTCTTTGAGCTTCTTTTGCTCATATGGGCTTTGCTCCAGTTCAATGAGTTTACGTAAGGACGCCACGCGATATGCGATTGCATCAGCATCTCCATCTCCTTCGAGGATAAGTGTTTCATTCGGTCCTACTTTTACTGCTGAACAAGAGCCTAGGATCTGGAGATCTACATTGGCTACGTTCATTGCCTCATCTGTATTTATGAACTTACCTCCTGTGAGTGTTGCGATATCTGTAAGATGTTCTTTTCTAATTTCACCATATGCGGGTGCTTGTACTACACAGGACTGTACCACGCCTCTGTCAGAATTGACAATAACGGTAGACAGAGCGTTATGCTCCATGCCATCACATATAATGAGAAGGGGTCGTTCATTTTTAGCTGCGATTGCAAGTGCAGGAGTGATCTCCTTTACTTGTGTTATTTTCTTGTTATAGATCAGAATCAAGGGATTCTTGAGTTCGCACATTAATGTGCTAGGATCTGTAACAAAACTTGAAGAGAGGTAGCCTCTATCGAATTGCATACCTTCTGTTACGTTAATGTCGGTATGAATCGAGTCGGACTCCTCTACTGTGATTATTCCATATTTTCCTACGGCTTCAATAGCCTCTGCAATAAGCGATCCAATTTCTTCATCATTATTTGCAGATATGGTAGCGATATGTTTAACCTGATCATCTTCGATGTCAGTAGCGTTCTGGTCTAGATCAAACAGCACTCTATCTTTTAAAGTGTTGAGCGAACGAATAATTTCGATAGGAGAGTGTCCTGCTTCTACCAATTTCATTCCTTGTCTGATAAGTTCACTAGCTATAACTGTAGCAGTAGTGGTCCCATCACCTGCTCCTTTAACCGTGTTTGACGCAGCTTCTCTAACCATATTGATAGCCATTTGTTCAACAGCATCAGAAGAATGGACAGCGCTTGCGACGGTTACTCCGTCCTTTGTTACATGAACGCCTTTTGGTTTTTGTATTGCTACGTTTCTGCCTTTTGGACCAAGAGTAGTAGATACTGCTTTGTCCATGATATTAACTCCATTCAAGAGTTTCTTCCTTGCTTCTTGTCCGTTTTCTATCATTAGTCAAATATATTACTAAATTCTTTTCCACCTCGAACGTGAATATCATTACTTTGATTTCCTTTCCTCACTTCTTCTTCGAGTGTGTTAATTGCTTTTATCATATCGGGAATCTTATTTAAAGTAGTCATAACCTTAGCTGGGTCATGGACTAGATTCCCTCCTTCATCTCTCTCTTGGAGATCGATATTATCAAAATACTTAGCGTATTTGTCAGCTAATTTTCGAGCTGAGTTCAACATTCTGACAGCAGGAGTTTCTATCATTTTCTTGTATTTCTCCATTGCTGCTATCACCCACTCATTAGGTTTCCAATAGTCTTGCTTCTTCTTAGGAATAAAATCCTGTATAATGGTTTCTTCTTTAAGCTCGTAATCCAGATTCGCATAACTCGAACCCGGATCAATCATATGATAGACATATGCAAGCTCACCTTGAGCAGTCCACTTTTCTCTTCCATCTTTGTCATTGTACCATAGTTTCTTAAACTCTGGTATGTTGAGTCCCTCAGGAGTAATCCTAGGTTTATTCTCAATTACTTTAAAAATCTTATTTTCCATAGTGCTTAGCTTGGAGGGGCGGTAAGGATTCGAACCTTACTATCATCGGGCCATGGCGTATCCCGTGCTATGCCGTATAGCTTCGCCCCAACACAAGAAGACTAACCGACACCCTTATTTACCACAAGTCATGGGCAAGATTGCATCTTCAGATGTAAAGAACGTCGGAAAGAACGATTAGTCGGTAGTCTTCTTATACTCTTCCCAATCCTCCTTATTAAGGAGTTTTGGATATTTATCTCCTGCACATTTGGCCCGGGAATAAAGTCTGTTTGGTGTTTTACAGCCACATACCAAACAAGAGCCATTATCTAGGCAGGGTTTACATACTTTTTTACGATAACTAAATTGTTCAAGTTCGTGCTCAGGTAACAAGCCTGCTTTCTCTTTAGCCATATACTGGATAGAGTCAGCTACCTTGAACATGTTTATGACATTAAATGTCGCTAATTCATCTTTAAATATTCCACATACTGAAGTATCTTCCTTTACATCTATCTCCACTAAATGCGATCCTTTCGGTATCTCTACCTCATCTCGTTTATAAGCTTGAGGTTCTTTAAACACCTCCCCGTGCTTCTCAACCAAAAGGATATAAGGAGAATCTATCTCCTCATCTCTTCGTAGCTTACCTTTATTATTTGGAGTAATCATTCTACAATAAAAGGTAAGTAGACCCATTTCTTAGGACCTATAATTTGAGGTTGTCTATATTCTAACATCATGACATATTTTCCAGGTTCATAATTAGTAGTATCAAATGTCCATTCTCTAATCTCACAACCGAGCCATGGTTTATGTACTTGGTAAGTAACCTTACGCTCCTGTTGTTGGTAAATATGAATCTTATAATAATCAAACGGTTTAGTCTGATAAAGACATAATTTACCTTCTTCTGGAGTTACAAGAACTACTTCATTACCTTTTAAATACTGTGTTTGTTCTCCTGTTTGCTGAGCGAATGCTATAGACAACAAGAGTAGGAATGTTAGAATTAGTCGTCTCATAATTGGTTTAGTTAATAATACACTCGATATCTCCTGGTCTTACCATAAGATAACCAAAGTGATCATAGGGATTATCAAAATCAAAAGAAGCGTCATGTCGTGCGAACATGTTCTCACAAATCAGAGCTTCTGTTCCTCTGAATGGTTTGAGTTGAATTACTCGTGGGTGGAGTTGAACCTCTTGTCCTGCTTGGTAATTTTCATTATCACTACTAACTACTACCGCTCTAACTTG